TGGCGTGGTCGTAACTCTGAACTCTATAGCTCTGAGTGATCACGTAACGAGCGCGACAATTAACCGCGTTTTTGAGGAACTCGAAGTGACAGCTATGGGGGACTCCAGCAGAAAATTTACGAAGGGCCTAGAAACTTCTACGATTTCTCTAGACTTCCTATCGGACACAGCAGCAGCTAACGTAAACGCTACTTTGCAGGCGGCTTGGGGTACAACCGTACCAATCACGCTAAAGCAAACTAGTGCAATTACCTCAGCTACTAACCCTCTTTACTCAACTACAATCCTAGTTAATAACACTACAGATATTAACGGAGCCGTAGGAGATATCGGTACTCAGAGCATTACATTTACTTGTAACTCACCAATCGTAATTACTACTAGCTGATAACAAACTAACAAAGGGGCAACAAATGGCACGACTCAAAATAACAAGGGCTACAGGCGAAGTATCAGAGCATCAGATCTCGCCGCGAATTGAGTACGCCTTTGAGTTATATGCAAAAAAAGGTTTTCACAAAGCCTTTAGAGACGATGAGAAACAAAGTGACGTATATTGGTTGGCGTGGGAGTGCTTACGTACATCCGGCGAAACCGTACCAATTTTCGGAGCCGAGTTTTTAGATACTCTTAAAAAGGTCGAGGTACTAGACGACGAGCCTTTAAGCTAGGGCGCGGCACTTTAACCTATCTGGTAGCGCAACTATCAGTACGGTTAGGGGTCGCGCCTCAAGCGATACTCGATCTCGATACTGAGATGTTTAAGATGTTAGTAAAGGTATTAAACGAGCAAGCCGAGGAGGTTAAAAATGTCCGTAACACTAGACGGCGTTAAAGAGACTCTTAAGGCTATGCGTAAAATAGATCCTGAATTATTAAAAGAGATGAATAAAGAGATTAAAGGCGTGATGATCCCCATCCGGGACAAGGCTAGGGGATATGCGCCGTCTCCAGTACCGGGCAACCTGTATAACTGGAACGAGGGAACTAAAGGCCGAAAGATTACAGCTCGTAACTCGGCTTTTAGAACCCTTAACACCGAAGGCCGCCTACGTATGTTCCCATTATACGATGCAGCTCTAGCTAGTAAAGGCGTGTACTACTCAGCCTCGCCTAGCAAGCGCAACCGTAACGGCTGGTCGTCGATGTATATCGTGGCTAACGCCTCAGCAAGCGGCGCTATTTACGAGACTGCCGGACGTAAAAACCCGGGCGGAGATCCTAAAAGCCGATCCAATAACCCAGGCGCAGGCGCTAACTTTATTAGCCGTATGGGGCCTTTGTATGGTGATGGCGCGAGCCGCGGCCGTATGATTTTTAGAGCTTGGTCGGAGGATCAAGGTAAGGCTCAAGCTGCCGTAGTAAGAGCTATTGAAAAAACTATCGCTGGCTTTAATCAAGGCCGTTACGCGAAGGCGGCATAATGGCCAAGTTACCCGATTTATTCGTTAATGCCGTTACTACCTTTGACGGTAAGGCTTTAGCAAAAGGCCAAAAACAGATAAGTGGCTTTGAGAAAAACGTAAAGAATTTAGCTAAAGCTTTTGGGCTTACCTTTTCAGCTGCCGCTTTAGCTCAATATGGTAAAAATGCCGTTAAGGCTTTTGCAGATCAGCAACTCGAAGTAGCACAATTAACTACAGCTGTACGTAACCTAGGTTTGGCTTTTGCTACTCCGGAGATCGATCGATACATTGATAAGATCGAAGCGGCCTCGGGCGTAAATAGAAATCTACTTCAGCCTGCGATGCTTAAGCTACTGCAGGTAACAGGCTCAGTAACTAAGAGCCAAGAATTACTTAACCTTGCTATGGATGTATCGGCAGGCACGGGAACCGATTTAGCTAAAACTAGCGAAATATTAAGCCAAGCATACGTAGGCAATTTTAAGGGTTTACGCTCTCTTAACCTAGGACTAACTCAAGCCGAGCTAGCCTCTACAAACTTTGAGGAAGTACAAAAGCGCCTACAGGTACTTTTTGCTGGCCAAGCTAAGGTAGCCGCCGATAGCTACGTAGGCTCGATGAATAAACTCGCCATAGCCTCCGAGAACGCTAGCGAAAAGATCGGTAAATCTTTAGTCAATGCGCTTACTGCTCTATCCGGCGGTGAGACAATAGACGACACAATTAGCAAGATCGATAAACTCAGTAGCGCTATAGCTGGCCTCATCGATGTAACGATAGGGCTTAAGGCGGGCGAATACCTGCAACAGTATTACGGCCTCAACGCTGGCAAGATCCCCGGAGGGTTTGGTAATCGCTCGTTATCAGCTGGCAATCAAGACACACAAAGAGCCGATGCCAAGGCACGAGCTAAAGCCGAAGCCGATGCGGCTAAGCGAGCTAAAGAGTTACTAGCCCTACAAAGAAAATCGGCCATAGCAGAAAAAAATAAAATAGCCTTATCTAAGGCTGCCGCTGTTTTTGATACTACTCGTGTCTCACTAGCTGCAGCTCTTAAGGCTACCTATGACAAAGAGACACGCCTGCGCCTTGAGGCCCTTATCGCTATTGAGGAAGAAAATGGCGATTTAGCGCTAAAGAAAATAGGCGAACTAGCCGCGCTGCAAAAAAACGCAGACTTAGCAAAGTTAGCAGGCATAAAAGAGATCAGCGATGCAACGCTACTCTCAATTAACACGCAGCTACTCAACGAGCTTACAGCTATTAATAAATCCAAAATGGCTGAGGCTGATAAAGAGATAGCCCGGGAGGAAGCGTTTAAGAAGTATAACGCCGCTATTACCGCCGCTGGCCAATTAGCAGCTAAAGAGCAATACAGCGAGCGCGTACAGATCCAATTAACAGAGATAGCACGTTTAGCCTCTCAAAGTAATACGACAAGCGCTCTAAAGACTCAGGTATTACTACGAGAGCAAGCCGAGTTATCGATGATCGATAGAGTAGCCAAGGCTCAAGCTGCGGCTGATGCCGCTCGCCTTAAGGCTCTACAAGAATACCTAAACCTCTTAGGCAAAGCAGGCGGCGGTAGCGGAGGCGGTGGAGGCGGCGGTAGCGGTATTCCTTCCGGCGATTTTATAGCTCCTATTTCTAAAGAATTAGGCGCAAGTGCCTCTATTGATGCTTTACTAGAATATGCGGATGCAGCCTCAGCACGAGCTAACGCTTTTGCAGATCTTTTAGATTTACAAAGTGCAGCCGATGAGGCAGCTTTAATGAGTGGGCCGCTAGGTCAATATGCTACGACGATTAACGTAAAGATCGAGGCAGGCTTGGGAGATCCTGAGGCTATCGCTCGTGCCGTCGAGGATGTACTTAACCAATCAAGCTACCGCGGCACTTCGACAAATCGCGGATCAGGAAATTACATAGCGGTATGAGTACTTGGCTCCCAGAGTGGAAAATAATCGTAGGCACGACTGAGTATACAAACGTGCTAAGCGTGAATATGGCAACTGGTCGCGATGACGTAGACCTACAATGCAACGCAGGCTACGCTCGTATGGAGATCGTAAATATAAATAACTCGGCCTTTGATATTGACGTTACCGATAGCCTTACCCTAGAGTTAAAGAATAGCTCGGGTACGTACGTGCCTGTTTTTGGCGGTACGGTATCCGATTTTGGTATTTCGGTACGCTCGCCTGAGGAAGTAGGCTTTATAACAATCGGTAATATTTTAGCCGTAGGATCCTTGGCTAAATTGACTAAAGCCCTGTTCCCGGATGCTTTGCCTAAAACTGAGGATGGCAATCAGATTTTCGACATCCTTAACGAGCTACTTATTAATAGCTGGTTTGAGGTAGCACCGGCTTTACAATGGCAGGACTACGACCCTACGACTACGTGGGCCGATGCAGAAAACGTAGGACTTGGCGAGATCGATCAGCCGGGCCTCTACGAGATGATTTCTCGCTCAGCTGATCCGTTTAGTAGCTATAACCTATGCGCGCAGATCGCACAAAGCGCGCTCGGTAATATGTATGAGGACAAGGCTGGGCGAGTCTGTTACGCCGATGCCGATCATCGTACGGCCTACCTATCGGCTAATGGGTATACGACTATCTCGGCTAATTACGCTATCCCGTCGAGCGTTAAGTCAATTTTACAAATAGGCAAGATCCGTAACTCGCTCGTATTTAACTATGGTAATAATTACAATAATCAAGCCACGGCTTTAGATGCTGACTCGATCGCTAACTATGGCCGCTATCAGCGCAGCGTAAGCTCTAACCTGCATAACTTAAGCGATGTAAACGATGTAATGGATCGCGAGCTAGGGCTCCGGGCTATCCCACGTGAGCAGCTGCAGGCAATTACCTTTAGATTAGATAATGCAGACTTACCGGATGCTGAGCGAAACAAGCTGATAAATGTATTTTTTGGTGAGCCTATCGTTATTAGCGATTTACCTATCAATATGTTTAACGGATCCTTTAACGGCTTTTTAGAAGGCTTTGCTATCAGGGCTACGCCTCAATTCGTAGACATAACGCTCACCCTGAGCCCTACAGATTTCTCATTGGTCGCGCCACAATGGGACACAGTAAGCCCGCCTAGCCTGATATGGACAGGTGTAAACGCTACACTTGAGTGGGAAAACGCATTTGGAGGTTTAACATAATGGCAACCGTCACGCCGAATTTTCTTTGGCCCGTACCACAATCGACAGATTTAGTAAAAGATGGAGCTACGGCTATCGAAGCCCTAGGCGACTCTATCGATGCTTCGTTAGTCGATCTAAAGGGCGGCACTACTGGACAGGTACTTAGTAAAACCTCTGGTACAGATATGGACTTTACTTGGGTTACTACGGATGATGCTAACGCGATCCAAAATAGTATCGTCGATGCTAAGGGTGATTTAATTGCAGCTACTGCAAATGATACACCTGCTCGCCTAGCAGTTGGCGCAAACAATCTTTACCTTGTGGCGGACTCAACGGCTGCAACAGGATTAAAATATGAAGGCGCAATTACTTCATTTACGCCAAGCTTTACAAACTTTACAGTGGGAAACGCAACAGTTATTGGCGAATACCAACGAGTTGGTAATCTTGTTTTTGTTTATATTGATGTCACAATGGGTTCAACATCTTCAATAACTGGCAATATGTATTTTACTTTGCCTGTTGGATCATCAAAACGAGGGGGTCTCATTGGTACATCTTTTTATGTTGATGCCGGTGTAACTTCTAGAGGCGGCACTTTTGAGTTACTTGGGTCTAATGCCTATTTTAGATTAACTGACACAGCCCAAAATTATGCTTTCTATGGTGCAGAGCCAAATGCGACGGTACCGTGGACGTGGGGAACGAGCGACAGATTTGCAGGATACTTTTACTATGAGGTGGCATAATGACTTTTCAATTTAATCCAATGTTTCCAGATGCAACTAATGAGCAAAAGTGGGAGCAGATAAAGTTATGGCGTAATGCTGCACTTGCTGCTTCAGACTGGACAATGCACACAGATGCACCAACTGACAAAGTCAAGTGGGCTGTTTATCGCCAAGCGTTAAGAGATTTACCTGCTCAAGGTGGCAAAGCCGACGATGCTACG